CCACTTCTGGAACCCAGGTCTTCAACCTCGACCTCAATAACATATTTGAGGAAGCCTTCGAGCGTTGCGGGAAAGAGCTTCGTACTGGATACGAGTTTCGGACCGCACGGCGCAGCCTTAATCTTTTGACGATTGAGTGGGCCAACCGAGGCATCAACCTCTGGACGATTGAGCAGGGCGCCATTCCTCTGGTGACTGGTCAGGCCATTTACCCGGTTCCCGTGGATACCATCCAACTCCTGGATACCGTGATCCGCCAGAACAATGCCACCTCGAACCAGATAGATATCAACATCAGCAATATCTCGGAGCCGACCTATTCCTCGATTCCGAACAAGCTTACCCAGGGCCGACCGATTCAGTATTGGTTTAACCGCCAGACTGGAGACACAAATCCCACGGCTGTTACGTTGTCGGGAAACATATCGGCCACGGACACGACGATCACTTTATCGAACGTATCTGGCCTGGCCGCTGCCGGGTTCATCAAAATCAACAATGAGACGATCAGTTACCCGAACGTAGACATTACGAACAATCAGCTGCTCAACTGCGCCCGTGGGCAGAACTACACGACGGCGGCCTCTCATACATCTGGGGATGCAATCTCGGTTCAGAATCTCCCCTGTGTCAACATCTGGCCAACACCCAATGCGCCTGGCGACCAGTACACTCTTATTTACTGGCGGATGAGACGGATGCAGGATGCCGGGACCGGTGTCACGACCCAGGACATTCCGTTTCGTCTTCTCCCGTGCTTGGTGGCCGGCCTGGCCTCTCACCTCAGCATGAAGCTCCCAGAAGTAGATCCCATGAGAATCCAGATGCTCAAGGCTGACTATGAAGAGCAGTGGATCATAGCGTCCTCTGAAGATAGAGAAACCGCTCCCCTCCGAATCGTTCCACGCAACTTGTTCTACGCGGGGTAAATCGTGCCCAACAAGTTCGCCTCCGGTAAGTTTGCAATTGCTGAGTGTGACCGGTGTGCGCAGAGGTACATGCTCAAGCAGCTAAAGACTCAAACGGTCAAAACACGGCCATTCAAGATTAAGGTTTGCCCGGAGTGCTGGGATCCAGATCAACCTCAGTTGCAGCTCGGTATGTACCCGGTTAATGATCCACAGGCAGTTCGAGAGCCCAGGCCAGACATCAGCTATCAACTCTCTGGAAATAGCGGATTACAGGTGGATGATGTCAATTTACCGATCAAACTGGGTTTCGGAACACCAGAGGGTGGTAGTAGAATATTCCAATGGGGATGGGCTCCTGTTGGGGGATCGAGGGCAAATGATGCTGGTTTAACGCCCAACAATTTAGCCCTGGGGATTTCCCTAGGTACCGTCACCGTGATCACTGCGTAGGAGTAAGAAATGGATACCAAGAAAATTAAAAGTGTTGCTAAAACCGAGGCTCGTCGAGCTGTCAAGGGCCATGAGAAAACAATGCATGGCGCCAAGAAAATGAAGGCCGGCGGCCCCACCTCCATGGACATGAAGAAGTATGGCCGTGGCATGGCCAAGGTCATGAACCAACGTCAATCTGTAAGGGGTCGATAATGGCTAAGTACAGCATGAAGGTCAAAGGTAAAGAGATCGGCCCAGCCGAGCTCTACGCTCCTGCGCACACGATGGAAGGCAAAGACATCGGCCCAAAACAGGCCATGATGGCCGTCAGCCGTCCTCCTGATCCGAACACCCTGGCTGCAAATCAGTTTACGTGCAACACCCCAGCCGGTCGGGTGAGCTTTGGCGATCCTGGCAAAGACGACACCAAGACTTCTGGGATCAAAATGCGTGGGGCTGGAGCTGCTACTAAGGGCACGATGTGCCGGGGACCGATGGCCTAATGAATTACGCTGAACTCGTATCTGCAATTAAGGGCTACGCTGAAAATGATTTTCCAGCGACGGCGGGTAGTTTTACGTCTACCGATCAGTTAAACACCTTTATTGAACAGGCCGAGCAGCGTATCTATAACAGTGTTCAGTTTCCAGCTATCCGAAAGAATGTGACTGGAACGACGACAGTCGGTAATAAGTACCTGGCCATGCCTGTAGATTTCCTGGCGTCTTACTCTTTGGCAGCAATTGACGGGGATGGTAATTACGAGTACCTGTTAAACAAGGATGTGAACTTCATCCGGGCTGCGTACCCAAAAGCTACAGATTCTGGGATTCCGGCTTACTACGCGCTGTTTGACGACAACACTTTTATCTTGGGGCCAACACCAGATGATGTATACAGTATGGAGCTTCACTACTACTATTACCCGCCTTCCATCGTCGCTGCTGGAACAAGTTGGCTTGGTGATAATTTTGACTCCGTACTTCTTTATGGTTCGTTACTAGAGGCTGCGGCCTTTATGAAGTCTGACGTTGACACTATGAAAAATTATATGGACCGATACAATGAGGCCATGTTGTTAGCCAAACGACTTGGTGACGGTATGGATCGCCAGGACGCTTACAGGTCGGGCCAGTTCAGAATGGATGTTAAATAATGCCGTTTACCGGTAATTACACCACCGACACGTTCAAACAGGGTTTGTTGAATGGTGACTTTGACTTTACGGTTGACACGGTCAAGATCGCTCTCTACACCAATGCTGCTACGCTCGATGCCGATACAACGGCCTACACAACCACTGGTGAGGTGGTGGCCACTGGATATACGGCCGGGGGCAATACGTTAGTTCCAACGGTCTCGATCTCTAATGGCGTGGCATTTGTCACCTTTGCCAACACAACTTGGTCTGGTGCGTTTACAGCCCGTGGTGCGCTGATCTACAAAAACGGCGGCGGGGCGGTCTGTGTTTTAGACTTTGGTTCAGACAAGACATCGGTTACAACATTTGAAGTTCAATTCCCAACCGCTACTTCAGATAGCGCAATCATAAGGATCTCCTGATGACCTTTTTAGCCGGTATCTACTCCGAACCTCCAACGGTAAAGGTGAGCAATATCCGCCCACCTGAGAAAGACATCTACAAGCAGATGTGGAGTAAACCGGAGTATCGGCATGTGGCTCCGGGGGAGCAGGTGGCCTTTGAGTTTTTGGCTCAGGCCAAGCCCGAGAAGGGTGCGACAGTTCTGGATCTGGGCTGTGGTACGGGACGAGGTTCTTTGGCTCTGGCAGCGTTTGGTGATTTAAACGTCACCATGGTGGACTTTGCCGATAACTGCTTGGATGACGACATCCGTCCAATGCTGGAGACACAGAGCCATGTCATGCGGTTTGTAGAGGCTGATCTTACCCAGTCCATCCCGGTTCAGGCGACTTACGGATACTGCACGGATGTCTTGGAGCATATTGCCCCGGAGAACGTGGATGCGGTGATTGATAACTGCTTGCTGTCTTGCCGCCATGTGTTCTTCCAGATTTCGACTGTTGACGATGCGATGGGCGCTCTGATCGGAATGCCTCTGCACCTGACGGTTCAGCCCTATGAGTGGTGGCTCAACAAGTTTCGGGATCGCAACTGCATCATTCACTGGTCAAGAAAAGATCCACAGTCTTGCATGTTCTACGTCTCGACTTGGGTTTCGGTGGGGGATGTGGAGGTTGCAGGTCAACTCAACACCGATATTGAAAAGATCAAAGAGAACGTCAAGCACAACATTTCGCTTGGGTTCCAGCAGGTTGCGCCTCATCCGACCAACGACGTAGAAGTCATGATTGTTGGCGGTGGCCCTTCTTTGGCTAAAAACATTGACAAGATCAAAGAACTCAGGGAAAAGGGCGTCAAACTCATCACAATTAACAATGCCTATCAGTACTGCATTGACAACGGGGTGATGCCTTCAGCCTTTGTGATGGTTGATGCTCGTGCCTTCAATGCCCGGTTCATCGGCGAAGTGGTGCCGGGATGCAAGTACTTTATTTCGTCCCAGTGTGATCCATCGGTGTTTGAAAAGTTAAAGGATCACAAAGAGCAGACCTACATTTGGCACTTGAGTAACGAAGAATTTAATGAGATTCTGGCTCAGGAGTACAAGAATTGGTACCCGGTTCCCGGTGGATCGACGGTCTTGTTACGGGCTATACCTTTGTTTAGAATGTTGGGATTCAAACGCTTTCATATTTTTGGGTGTGATTCATGCCTAGAAGATGGAGCGCACCATGCTTATGCGCAGCCAGAGAACGATGGGCAACCGGTGGTATCTGTTCGGATTGGGGAGAAAGTATTTTTCTGCAACCCGTGGATGCTGTCCCAAGCCAAAGAGTTTATTGATCTGATTAAGTGCATGGGTGATGTAATGGAGTTGGAGATTTATGGTGGGATGCTCCACCAAATTTTGATGGATGGCGCTTCTCGTTCTGATTTAAAGGAGGTTTAAAATGGCTGCAACAGCATGGCAACTCTACAACTCGGCTAAAAGGTACATCGGTAACGGCACGATTACTCTCGGTGCGGGTAGTTTCAAAATGGCGCTGGCAAGAACGTCCAGTAACGCTTCAACCTTTACCCTGAGCACGTTCGGTTCGATCAACGCCGAAATCTCTGCCACTGGTGGATATGTCTCGGGCGGTAAAGAACTCGTTCCGGCTACGGGTCAATGGACGGCTGGTGCGTCGGCGGCGCAGATGAAGTTCACCTACTCGACGGTTGGTCTGACGTTTACGGCGTCTGGCGCTCCTCTGACTGATGTTCGCTATGCAATCATTACGCATGGTGTATCGGCTGCGGTGGCTTCGGCTCGGAAACTTCTGTGCTTCTGCCAGTTGTCGTCTTCTCAGTTTACGGTTACTTCGCCCAATACTCTGACGATTCTTCCTGCTG